CGATGGGGCTGCGATCATCGCGGGGACGTTGCAGACGGATGGCGTGATGCGCCTAGCCCGAGATGATGGCGAGGTCATCGAGGTTGATATGTATGACGCGCTGAGGGGGATGGCATGACCCTTACGCAGACAACCGCCCCCAGCTTGTTGCCCGTGTCGCTACAGGATGTGAAGGCAAACTCGCGGATTGATACAGACCCTGAAGACGAGGTTATCATCAGCTTCATTCGGGCCGCAGTGGCGCGGTGCGAGCGGGAGACTGGCATGGCCTTCGCGGCGCAGTCTTGGGAGTATACCACTGACGCTTTCCCGGATGGCGAGATCGTCATTCCGATGGGGCCGATTGGTTCAACGGTTGTCGTGACATATCTGGACGACGAGGGCGATACGGTCACGGTCGATGCCGCCGATTACTATGTTGACACCTATTCTGCGGATGGCCGGATTGTGCCAGTGGATAGCTGGCCGACCGCAGCGGAGCGGCCCAGCGCGGTCAAGGTGGCATTCACGGTTGGCGCCGCGTCCTGCCCTCAGGACGTGAGGCAGGCAATCATCCTGATGGCATCGCATTGGATCAACCATCGTGAGACTGCCGACGAGAAAGCCCTCGTGGAAATCCCCTATGGCGCGGGCATGTTGCTTTCGCTGCATCGCAGGATGTTTGTCTGATGGCGCGCGGCGGCGCAGGCGCGCTTGACCAGCGTGTGACGTTGCAGCGCCGGGTTGAGGCGCATGACGGCATGGGCGGGACCGAACTGCGATGGGTAAGCGTTGCTGACGTATGGGCGGCAGTCATGCCAAAGAGCGGCAGGGAGACGCTTGTTGAGGGCCGCGTGAACGCGACATACACTGTCGTTTTCGAGATTTGGAACCGCAGCGACGTAAGCGAGGTTTCGCAGATCATCTGGAATGGTCAGGCATACAATGTGAGGTCTGTTTTGCAGGCTGGGTATAGCCCGCTGAAACTGCGGTTTGAAGCGGAGGCTGGCGTTGCGGCTTGATTACAAGGTCACTGGCATAGCGGACATTAACGCAGTCTTGCGCGATGTAGGGCCGCGCGAAGGGCGGAACCTTATGCGCGCGACCGTCTTTGACATTGCAAAACAGCTTGCGGCGGATGCATCGGACAGGGCGCCTAAAGATCAGGGCGAATTGGCGGCTGGCATCAAGGCCAAGCGCGAAAGAAGCCCGCGCGACCGGGTAAATGCATCTGTCCGCGCGGCGCCGTTCTATTGGCGGTTTCTGGAATACGGCGATGGCCCTGACGGGGTGGAACATGCGTTTTTCCTGAAAGCGTTGCAGGCTATGCGGCCCGAAATGGATAGGGTATATCTTGAAGCATTCGTCAAGAAATTGACGGCGCGGATGGCGCGGGAACGCAAAAGGTCTGGCAAATGAGCGGGCATCGGCGGGCATTGCAGAAGGCGCTATATGAGGCGGTCTCGCCTCTTGGGTTCAAGACCTATGACGCCGCGCCACAGGTCAAGGGTGGCGGCGGCTTTCCTTATGTCGAGATCGGTCAAATCGTCATGGCTGAGTTTGACACGGACACCAGCAACGGCTTTGACTATGCCGTCAGGGTGCATGTGCGCAGTGCATCAAATGCGATGGCGGAAACCGCTGACATTCAGGACGCCATCTATGATAGGCTGCATAACGGGGCGCTTGAAGTTGATGGGTATCAGAGTATTCTGATCCAGCGTGAAAGCAGCGACATAATGCGGACGGCGGAAAACACTATCCACGGGGTTTGCGAATATCGCGGCCTGATCACCAAGCCTTGAAGGAGCGACATCATGGCAAAAGCAGCAGGCCGCGAGGCCGTTCTCAAGAAAAACTCCACCGCTATCGGCGGGGTCCGGGTGAAAAACCTGACCCGCGACACCACGCCGATTGACGTGACCGATGATGACAGCGACGGTCTGCAAGAGCTTCTTGCCGTTGCCGGGATGAGCGTCCTTGGCTTTGACGTTGAGGGCGTCCTTGACGATACGGTCCTTGAGGCAATCGCCTTTTCTTCAAGCGCAAGCCAGCTTCTGACCGACCTTGAGTTTGAACTCAACGGCGGCAACAGCATCACCGGAAACTTCTTCATGACCAGTTACAAGCAGGGCATGGATTACAAGGAGGCGACGACATTCTCGGCGTCCTTCACGTCTTCCGGCGCATGGACCTACGCCTGATGGCCGGTTTTGAAGATGTGCATTTGTCTTGGCGCGGGGAGACGTTTACCGTTCCCGCGTCTGGGCAAATGCGGCTGATTGCCAAGGTTGAGGATGCGCTTTCGGGGGATACCGGAAAGCAGGCGCTTTCGATCCTCTTCCGGCGCGAAGGCCCGCCCTATACCGCTCTGGCATCGGCCTATGCTGCGGCGCTGCGCCATGCCGGGGCAAAGGTGACGGATGATGAGGTCTATCTGTCGATCATGGAAGACCTCGCCACGAAAAGCCGCGCCGATGCTCTGATGGTCATTCAGGCGGCGATTGTCGCTATCCTGTCGATCATCTCCCCGCCAGCGGCCCGCTTGCTGCGTGGCGGTGGGGATGATGCCGAAGACGAAAAAAAAACAGTGACGGCCCCGGAATTGTCCGAAGCCTCTACAACCTGATCATAGGTCAGGGCTGGCTGACGCCTTCGGAGTTCTGGGCAATGCCGCCTGCGGAAATTTGGTGGTTTCTGGACGCTAAAAATCCGCAACCTGAAGTGCAGGACACCGAACGGCTCTACCAGATGATGAAGGACGCGCAGAGTGGCAAACGTAGTCGGTGACATCGCAATCCAGATCGGCGCCGACATTGGCCCGCTTGTCCGAGAATTGGGCAAGGCCAGCGGCGTCGTAGATGCGTTTGGCGCCAAGACGGGCGGCGGCATGTCCAGAGGCATGAAGGCCGCGACGATTGCAGGCGCGGCCATGGCTACAACCGTGCTTTCGGTCGGAGCGGCGCTTGGCACGCTCACGATGCGGTCGATGGAAAGCATCGACGCCCTGTCGAAGCAAGCACGGGCGGTCGGAATTTCCGTTGCCTCGTTTCAGGCGATGGCGCAGGTTGCGCAAGAGGCAGGCGTTGAAAGCGATGCCCTGTCCAAAATCCTTATCAAGATGCAGGATAACCTTACGGCGCTGGGCAATGGTTCGGCGTCACAGGTTGAGGCATTCGGCAAGCTTGGCCTGACCTTTCAGCAATTGCAGGGTCTTGGCGCTGACGAGCAATTCTTGCGCATTGCGCAGGCGCTGGAAGGCGTCAGCGATCCGGCAGAGCGGACGGCGGCTGCGCTTGACCTTTTCGGCAAAGGCGGCGCTGGCGCGGTCAACATGCTGGGGGATTACGGCGCTGCGGTCAAAGAGGCGGCGCAGTGGCAGCGTGAGTTCGGGCTTGCGGTCTCTGATGTTGACGCGAAGAACATCGAAGCCGCGAATGATGCGATGGGCCGTATCAGCATTGCGGTTGGCACGCTGGGCACGCAACTTGCCGTGACCTTCGCGCCTGCGATTGAGGCTGTATCCATCAGCCTTACGCAGATGATCAAGGATTTGACGCAGGCCGACACGGCGCTTGAAAAAACCTTTGGCTCTGAGTGGGTGGCGCAGGCAATTCTTGGCGCTGAAACCTTCAACAAGCTGAATGAGAACGCGGCGCTTTTGGCGCAGAACTCCGAAGCGGTCGGAACATTGCAGGGCTTTGTGGCCGGGCTTGCCACAGAGGCGTGGGACGCAGAAGAAGCCGTTTTTGACCTTGGCGCTACGTTGCGCAGGCTGGGCGATAGCGGTGGCGCCGATGTGCTTGCTGTCGCTGCCAAAATGGAAAACCTGCGGCAGAAATTCGAGAGCGGTCAAATTTCCGCAGATGAGTTCATGACGGGACTGCGGGAAGCGGCGGCGGAAGCGCAGCGGCTTATGGACGCGGCGGCGGCTGTTGACGGCGTGGACCTGTCCTATGTGCGGGGGCAGGTCGCGGGCCTTATCGCCGTGTTGCAGCGCGCGACGGGCGCCGCGATTGCGCTGCGGTCAAACCTTGCCAGCGGCAGCGGCCTTGTTGCTGGCGCTTCGGCTTCTGGCGCCGCAACGCTGAAATTTGACTATGCGCCGGAAACATCGCCGCGACCGAAGGCGGCGCCGAACGATATTGATTTCGGTTATGCAGGCCCCGGCGATGGCGGAGGGGGCGGCGGTGGTGGCGGGTCCGACGCTTTCGCTGCGGACTTGGAACGCCTGCAACAAAGGTTTGCCAGCGAGGCGGAAATCCAGATTGCGGCCTATGAAGAGCAACAGGCGTTGCTTGATGAGGCACTGGCACGCAAGGCGATTTCGCAGGAACAATACTACGCTCTTTCTGAGGAAATGGCGCAAGAGCATAACCAGAAGATGAGCGATATTGACGTGTGGCGCTATGGCACCGGGCTTGAAAAGGCGGAAGCGTTTTTCGGC